CTGCCGGAACTCACCGGCCTGTTGCAACTTCAGCAACTCCAACTGAGCAGCAGCCTTGGCTTGCGGGTCAGGAATGACCTTGTCCAGTATTCTCAGCCCGGCATCGAGCAGGCCACCGAGGATGGGAGTCATTTGCTTGCCTCCAGTGCGACGGCAAAGGTGCGCCTGAGCCAGCCCTTGCCAAAGGTGTCAAAACCCCTGATGCCGGTGTACGCAATGGCGCGCTCGGTAGAGAACCGCACCACAGCCTCTGGGAGGCGATTAGCGGCGGCAATCGTGTTTCCCCCTATGACGCCATCCTGAGCAACGCCGCAAGCCCTCTGAAGCAGTCTGACAGCCTTGTCGCGCCCCATGTTCACGGCAGCGTCGAACAGGCAGATGGCAAGTTCCTGCGGAAGTTCGTCAGGACGCAGCGTGTCCCAATAGTCCCGCCGGTAGATGGCCTTAGCCTCATCCTCAGTCAGGTGCAGGATGTCTACGTCGGGGTAGGCGCGCTTGCTGATGCCGAAGCGGGTCTCACCACCGGGGTCGCGGGAATCGTTGCTGTAGCCACCCTCGTGACGTAGCACCATCGCAACGGCTTGCTCAAAACTCACTTGTCGGCCTTGTCGTTGAGCTGGTTGAAAATCTTGTCCAGCATCGCCCGAATGTCGCGGATGTCGTTGTGGTAGTCATCACGGCGCACGAAGTCACGCATGACCCCTTTTTCGTGGTCGCTGAACTTGTCCGTCAGTTTCCGGTGGTCATCGTGAAGCGACCGCAGAAACCAACCAGCCACGGAAATTGCAACTGCCAACAGCAGTTGGAACGCACCGAGGGCTTCCATTGTCACTCTCGCGACTTAGGGACAGAGTTGCCGGGCTTTGAGCCGGACGCGCCAGTACCACCCTTCAGGCGCGGAATGGCGTACTTGAATACCGCAAATCCAATGGCGGCAAAGCAAATGAACAACAGAAGTTCAGTCATGATTCCGTCCTAAGGGGCTGAGTCAACGTCAAAAGAGATTGTCGCAGTTGTGATAACTGCGCCAGTGGAAGCCAACCGGATGGAAATTACCAACGGGCGGTTGACGAAGTTGTTCGTGCCAGACAGCGTCCAGTCTCGCGTGGAGGACAGCGCCACCCAGCCAGTCGGGCCTCCGGTGACGCCAGAACCTGCCTGCCAGACGCCCTGCGCCTCGTACAGCGAGGCCGTACCCGACAGCAGCCATTCGCCCGGTATCGCCACCAGCGTGCCAACACCGTTGGTTGAGGACGCAACGCCACTGGACGCAAGGCGGTAGGTTGCCGTTGCTGTTCCGCCAAGGCCGGACAGTGAGTAATTTAGTGCGTCTTGGTCACTGACCAGCGCACCCGACGCAACCGCGCCGCCCAGTGTCCTGACGGCAAAACTCACCGCAAGTCCTTGATGATTGAGGCGTACCAGAATCCGGTTGCGCTGCGGTAGGTTGCCACCACCAAGTCCACTGCCGAAGCAGTCGTGGTCAGCACGCCAGCAGCCGCACTGGGCCACTTGAACGAGGTGGGCCAAGTCATCGTGCGGGAGCCAGTGGCGTCCTGCGTGATGAACCAGTTAATCGTCTGCCCGTCAGACGGGTTGGTGAGCGACGGTGCGGTCGTGACGTTTGCCGTAAACGTGGTGTAGAACACGTTGCTCAGGGCGCAGTTGATGACCATCGCGGTTGCCGAGAACGTGACCGACACCGTGGGCGTAGTCGCGCCGCCAGTGGCTATTAACGCTGGAATCGTTGTCGTTGCAGGGGCAAGGATGGTCAAACCACCGCCAGCGGCAAAGCGACCAACAACGACGCCGTTGGTGATGAAGCCGAGCGGATGGTTTGTGCCGAGACCAACATTCGCGCCGTTGAGAAGGTTCTCAAGGTACATCTGGAACGTCGTTGTGCCGTTGGTCAGGTCAATCGAGTTGCCGCCAGCGGTCATCTTGTATGACCAAGTGCCAGCGGAGGACACCACAAGCCGTTCGACGCTGTTGGTCGCAACCGCAAACTGGTTGACCGCAGGACGGTAGATGCCGTTGATTGCCTGCGCTGCGGAGCCGCCAGTGACCGTCACCCAGCCAAGCGATGCGCCCGCTGTGCCAGTCAGGCTGGTGCTGTAGGTCAGCGTGGTGAAAGCGCCCGTAGAGGGCGTTACGTTGCCCACAGGCGTGGCATTCAGCGCGGCAGGACTGCTGACCGGGTTGGTCAGGGTTGAGAACACGATGACGCTGTTCTTGTCCTTGACCGTCAGCGAGTAGTCCGTGCCGCAGTACAGACGCGAGGCAGTGCCGCCACGCGACGGAAAGCCGTTGAGCGTGCGAACGGGCTGTGCTGCTGCCAGCGTCAGGCCATCGTCCCAGTACACCGCGACGGGATTAGTTTCGGGGTTCAGTCCTGCCGTGCCAATGTACAGATACCCGTCTTCCAGCGGGTTGCCGCTGGTGTCGGTGAACATCTCGAACGGGGAGCCAATGTTGTTTGCCATGTCTTTGCCTTACTGTTCTGTCTGCTGTTGCTGCTGCTGCCCGGCAGCAATGCCGCCTTGAATGGCAGCGCGGAGCCATTGCTCGCGGCCTGCGATGTCAGATGGCAATTTTGCCGCCTTTGCATAAGCAGCAAAAGCGCCACTACCAGCAAGCCGACGCACTGACTGAGGAGAAGGATTCCCTCTGCTCGTCACTGTTTCCACTGCCAGCCGCTGAAACTCTGGTGAGGAAATCAATGCGTCAGCAGCCTTCAGTACATTTGGCTTGCCCTTGGTAAGAGCAGAACTCAAGCCAGCCGCAACACCTGCGCCCGGTAACCCAAAAAAGGAACTCACCACCTCAATTGGCAAGCCAATGGCAGAACGCTTTGCTGTTCCGTAAATGGTTGCCAAAAGTCCATCAGCACCTTGCAGTTCTTGCTGCACGGCCTGAATGCGCCCGGTGGTGATTCGCTCGCGAGTGGCTTTGCTGATGTTGCTGGAAACGCGGTACAAGTCGGACAACTGTTTACGCGCTGCAAGCGGAAGGTTGCTCATAAGTGCCGTGTAAGCCTGCTTGTTTGCAAGCAAACCTTCATACCACTTTGCGTAGGTGTTGAAGTTAAGTGCGCCGTTCTGGGTTGCTTTTCCGAATGCGGTATTGAGTGCAGAAGCCGCAACCATCTGCCGTTGATTCTGAGGAATTGCCGTCAGAATCTTGACTAACTTCTCAGAGTCTCCCTTGGAAAGAGAGGTGGTTGCAGTTTCAAGTTTGCCGACAAGACTGTCGTGCAACTTTTTGCCAAACAACGACACCATGTCATCTTCAAGACCCTTTCGCATACTGACAAGGCTTTTTGCAACGCGATAGTTGTCGCCCTGCCCAAACTCATTTGCAAGCGCGTACTGGTCTTCATCAATCAGCGCATAAAGACGCTTTGCAAGTCCTGTGTCAGCATCAGCAAACGGCCCACTTTGTCTTGCGGCAGCGCCAATATCCCGACGCACATCATCAATCAGTGCGTAAGTCGGCAAGCGAGTTTCAATCACTGCGCCAGACGCATCCTTGATTTCTTTTGGAGCAAGTTTGTTGCGAACCATTTTTTCCAAAGCGGAAAGGTTCTCTGCTCCATCAAGGTCTACTGCGCGTTCATCAATGGCAGACAAGACGTTATCTGCTGTTCCTCTGGCTCGCGCAGGAACCGACGTACGAAGTCCTTTGTATGCGGTATCGGCTTTTTCAGTCAAATCCGTGATTGCAGTGTCGAGTCTGTCGCGCACTGCAAAATTCATTTTGCTGAGGTCAGTCGTGCCGCCAATCTCGTTGATCAAATTGTCTGCACGCTTGCCAACTTGCTCCAAGCCAGCAATTTCTGCCATGCGAGTTTCGCTGCCCGGAACGGACTTAACGGCTTGCGCCAGTTCTCGGTAAGCCTGATTCGAAGTCAAATGGTCAGGCTGCAAGTATTCGCTGATTCCAAGGCGCTTGGCAGCATCAAGAACAGCAGGGTCTGGCGATGCCTCTCCAGCCAAAATGGTTTTTGCACGGCTAGACCCAAGCCCGCCCTCCGTTGCCTTTTTGGTTGTCGCGGCAAGTTCCGGCGCAGCCATAGTGGTCGCTGCTGGCGTGATAATTGGCGGGGCTTCTCGTGGAGCCGTGACCATCACTTCAGGAATGGTTTCCTCAATCACAGCAGCGGCAGGATTGACGGCAGGACGCGGAAGGGCAGCAACGCGAGGACGCGCCGCCTGAGCCATCAGCGTCGGTTCCATTGCCATTGGAGTCAATGGCAGCAGCGCCTCGCCAACGGGCGCGAGAACCTGACCTACAGCGCCAGCAATCTGCTGACCTGCACGGGTCTGCGGCACATAAGTGCCTGCCTGCATACCGCGTTCTGCGGCCTGACGGATGCGTTCCTGAGCCTGCGGCTCGGCAATGTCACGCCCTTGCAGCAACTCAGAAGCAATCTGCTTCAGCGTGTTGCCAAGCGTGAACATGGGGCCGGTAGTGGCTCCAGTTGCAAGCGTGGTTGCCGTCTCAGCAGCGCCCACGAGCGTCTGCGGGATGTTGGCAACGGACTGCATGAACTGCTCGCCCATCGAGGGCTGTGGCGCAGCGGGAGGTGCAGCAGGAGGAGCAGACTGGATGACCTGACCGTCAGGGCCGAGTTGCGGGGGAGCGCCGAATGCGGCTTGCCCTGCCAACTTCTGTCGCTCCTGAGCGACACGCGCCTTTAATTCTGGTGAGTCACGCGGCACTGAGTCCGGAATGTTCCGGATTTCAATGTTGTCCTTGGTGACAATGGTGTACGGCATGGCTTAGTAGTCCACCGAGACAACCGGCTGCCGACCAGCACCCGGAGCGCCGGGGGCAACGCCAGCAGGAGCGCCGCTCTCAATCTGACCAATCCAACTGGCAACCGTGCCGCCCTTGGAAAAGTGCTTTGCCTTCTTTAGTAGTTCTGCGCGAACCTTTTCCTGTGCAGCAATTTTGGTTTTTAGCCATGCTGCCAATTGCGGCTCATCAAGTCCTGTTGGCAATGCGGTATCAAGCGCAAGATTGAGTTCGCTCTCGCTCAATGCTCCGAAGGTCGCGCCGCCAACTACGTCAAGGCCGAGTTGGTTTCTTAGTTGCGCCAACTCAACGGAAGATGCCGTGATGTTTGGAAAGTACCTTGCAATGACGCCAGTATTTGCGCCGTTGTTGGAAAGTTGCAAAGCACGATTCAGGGTTGAGATGTTGCCGGAAATCTTGGTGAGTCCAGTCAATGCGTCATTGGCAATCTTGGCGGCGTTCCTTGCCTCTTCGACAGAGCGCTCAATGCCGGGGCGCGTTTCCGCTTCAACTCCAGCCTTTGCGCCTGCTTCAGCTCCAGCAATGTTGCGTCGGTAGCGAGTTTCCGCTTCACGAGCCATTTCAATTGCAAGGGTGGCATCTGCGCCAGTCAGCACTTTTCCGGTGGCGTCTTGAACTCGCGTTAGTCCATCACGGGAAACCATGACGGAAGTGCCATTGGGAAGGATTTCTGACTTGAAAACCTCAAAACCAGCACCTGCCGCATCTTTTTTGGCTTTGGCGTCTAGTTCCTTAATCCTGCCGGGCTGCAATTGCTGCTCACGCAGTTCGCCAAAGGTCTTCTGAAAACTATCTGGCCCCATGATGACGCCAAGCGTGACACCAAACGACGTAGTTGCAGTGTCGGGGTCAAGTTCAATCAACTTGATTTGCGCTTCAGCGTCCTTTGCACCCTGCTCGTTGCCCGAGTTACGCAGTGCATCAGCCTGCTGACGTAGAAATGCTTTTGCCACATCAGGCTTGTTGTTTTGCATCGCAGCGTAAATTGGCGTGGCAATTGCCAAGCGATTCTGCTTTTCTTCGTCAGTCAATTGTCCAAGCTTGGCCTTGAACCGTTCGCTAAGTTGCGGGTACTTCGTGATGAGGTCAGTAATGGCGGCAACGGAAGGACGCGAACCAAGTGCGCCAATGTCACGCTTGATGTTCTCGGCTTCCTGCTGTTGCAACTGACGCGCCTCAAACTGCTGGCGCATCTGAATGCCCTGCTCAAA